AAAATTTTGAACAATAGTATTTTTCTTTGCCGATGTAAGTTCGCCAGAATTAACTGGGGATAATGAGTTTTGTGAGTTTCCTGCTACAACAATACCAGAAGCAAAGATATCTAAATTAGATCCAACAGCAAATGATGTAGCATTTCTACAATACTCAACACCGCTACTATCATCAACAGAAGTCCATACAAGACCTCCAACATCTGTTGTTGCTAACGAAGATACTCCAGGAACTTTGATTAACTCATAATAAACATCATGAGTAGCAACATACATGCTAATATTATTTGGTCTTACAGTAATTCTATTTGGATAACCTTGGAAAGTATTTTTTAAACGGATTGCCAAAAGAGGTAATCTTGTTCCAGCAGTCGTAGATGTAGTTCTAGCAGAACCAGAATTAGTTGTCCAGTCAATACCACTTTCGATATAACCACCTTCCGACATTACAGTGGCACAAACTTGCTTCATCGAACCACCTGATGTGGCACCAGTATTTTTAATCTCACATCTTACAGGTAGATTAGGAGTTGAAATATAAACTTCGTCAAGTACATTTGAGTGATAATATTCGTGTGCCAAAACAATTTGTCCATTATGAACAAATCCACAACGAACTCTGCCTACTCCAAGCCACTGGAAGTCAATATAAATGAGTTGAGTTTTTGAAGTATTGATGTTAAACTTGGAAGGACCAGTGCCATCACAAGGATCAATATTCCATTCTGATTGTGGAACTCTTCTTTTATAATCTCCTACATTCGCTTCATTAACACTACCACTAACATAGGAACGAATCACAAAGTTTAGTGTGCCATTATCTGTGCCGTTAGCAGTAGGACCGCCAACTTGCTCAAAGTAAATACCATCTCTGTCATCAAAGTATCCAGTTCTTTTGGTTACATTCTGCTGGGCATAACCAAAAGTAATGGAACTAAAAATCAGTTGGGATTTACCTGGCTGATAATGATGGTAGAATTTTGATTGGTGAACGGCACGAGAAGCAGGGTTTGAAGATGTTGCTAACGTTCCCATTGCTTGATTTGCTGGGAACGTAACAGTGCCACCATTCTCTAACTTATCTAAAAAGTTTGGATCGACAGCGTAGATGTGCTTATAGTCACCGAGAGTGAATAAACTAGAAGTCCTTGATCTACCAAAAGCATCTGAAGCGGTAGAACCAGTACCAGCAGTAAGATTGCCGAAGTTGTCGGCAAGCATAACTACTTCAAAATTTGTTTTTTCCTGTGGTAGAAAATCTTCGTAATGCTTACTATACTGTGCCATTTTTAGGGAACCGCTGGGTAATTAGTTGTCTTCACGTATGTTGATGTAATTTTTGCTCCAGTAAAATCATCACTCCATGTTGCTAACCATGGCCATTGGACATTATCATATGAAGTAGCAAAAGTTCTTCCAGCCGTATCGTTGACATACGCCCAATAAGCACCATTCCACCTCACTTGCTCATCCCCATAACTATAAGTTTCTTTTCCGTATGGAGAATATCCAAGTGGAGCCATTTTTCTCCAACTTTGGCCACCAACAAATCCAGAATTTGGATCTCCTGGAGTATTGTATAATGGACCATCCATCAATACCCATGCTGTAGCATCAGGTTCTGCTGCATTTGCTGGGTCATCTTCTCCAATAGCTGGACAATCGCTAATTGGTTGATTGTTAATATCGTGACGTTGATATGTTGCTGGAGTTCTAACAGTATTATCAGCATTTCTTGCCTGAAATACTCCAGGAGTTCTTACTGTATTATCAGAATTTCTAGCAACATAATCTCCATTCCAATCTTCATAAGTAATTTCTGACCACCCTTCACAGCCATCAAATACTGTTATGGTATTTGATGTCGGTTGAGTAGCAACTGGATTACAATCTGTATCGTGTCTAACGTAAGACATTTTTTATTTTTATTTATCTTCTGGCAATGCCTTGCCCATTTCTTTAATCATCTTTTGAAGATCTGCAGTTGAACCAACAAACATAGTGTTGTTAACTGTGGTTGGACCTTTACCTTTAATAGGAGCGTCAAGATCCTTCATCTTCTTCTGGAGATCAATAAGTTTGTCGGTCATGTCTGAGACCTGCTTCATGGCGTTCACAGCGACTTCAAAGGCTCTCGGGTGTCCTGACTCCTGAGCGACCTCTAAGGCACCTTGTACGGCCTCCTGGCCCTTCTCTATGAGGTCATAGAGCTGTCCTCTGGTATATTCATAATCTTTTTCTGGATCTTCCTTCTTACGAGGATCCTCTTTCTTTTCTTCAACTACTGCAATTTCTTCAGAAGTGATGTCAATATCAAAAACTTGTTCCATACTCTTTTCAAATTCATTCATTGGTTACTATAAAAATTCTACAAATTCATTAAATCCAAAATCATCATCTGGCATTATCAATGCATCATCTAATTGATTTACTACATTATCATTATTCTTATCTTCTAATGCTTTTGGCGAGTAAGTAAAAGAAGCATTTCTCTTACTTTCATTATAATCACCAAGTGTTTCGTATATGATTGCTTTTCTGATAATACTTGCTTGATTAAATGGACCATAGATATAACTTTTTGCAGAAAAATTTAACGTCCATATAATACTTCTTCTTTGCATGAAACTATCTTCCCAATCATCTTCATAATTAATATCATTTAAAATTATAGAAACATCTCTCTTTTCATCCATTTCAGGAATGAAATTTATAGTGACATTAAAATTTGGTTGAAAATATGGTAAAATTTGTTCGATAATTTGTAAAGCATCATCTTGAGATTTTGAAATTAATCCTAATTCAAAATCTATATTGTATGGTACTGGTACGTATTGAACTCTTACTTCGTTTCCTTCATCAGTTACTATATTTTTATATTTTTGAACTGGACTAACTTTTCTAGCAGAATCATAAGAAATATTAGTCATCTCAAAATATAGTCTTGGTAAGACAAGAGATATTCTTCTACTATCTAACTGTTGTTCTTCTGTTAATTTATATAGAAATTTTTGCTTAGGACCATAAGTAATTGGCACCCTTTCTACATTGATAATATCTCCAGTAGTTGGATCCTTTTTGTTAATTTGTATATTATTAAACAAAGTTCCAAAAGAAACTACAGTTTTTCGTATTGCTTCGTTATAAAAATGTGGTCCTAACATTAAAAGCTCCCTGGAATATTTCCATATTCGCCAAATGGATTTTCTTCATTAAAAATAAGAAAATCATCTGCATTATCTTCTATATATTTATTTTGATCAGTCAATGAATTAGTATCATCAAATGTACTATACGTATCTACTATCCACTGTGCTCCCGAAGTTTGTCCAGAAATACCTTCGTTTTCTCCAAATAATCCAGTTCTATCAATTACTTTTAATGTTCTAGTGTTGACATTCCATTCGCTAACAACAGCTTCGACACCACTTATTTGAGCAGTAACTCTTTCCCCAACTAAAAAGTCTAAAGATCCTCCTGCATACAAGTTTAAAATCATTTCTTGAGCCAGCATTTCTTCAATTTCATCAATTTCTCTTATACCAGTATCAATATTATCATCTCCAAGTTCATAAATTTCTGCTGTTATAGTATAAAAAAATATTTCTCCTAATTGATAAAATGGAGTTCTTCTGTCTACAAATTTAATTTCATATAAAGATTTTGTTATTGGTAAATATATCAAATCTCCTTCATTAGGTCTTCCTTGAGCGTTTAGATTTAACTTGCTCTGTTCCTGTTCCCACCTATATCGAGAAACAATAAATGTTACTTCATCTGTAATTTTTAATCCAAATTTACTAATAAATTCAGAATTTGCATCAAAACCTTGCACATTTTGCAATAGCATTTCTATGAGTATACTTTCCGTATACTCACTAAAAATTACATCGTTTAACGCTTGTTCTTGTAATATTTTTCTAGGAAGATAATACACATCACTTCCGAATAATTTTATTTGTTCATCTGCTAAAGATTGTATTAATCTTTGTTCTGATTTATTTCCACCATAACGTTGTGGAAAATAATGACTGGTTGGCATTTTATCCTACTACATCTAATGGTGGTAATGAATAATCTGTAAGCATTTTTGATTCTAGTTCTGCAACTTCAGCAGTTCCTTGCATTAATAATTCTTCTCCATTCATACTAATGCCACCTGGAAGTTGTATATTTTTATACTTAGTTAAATTTTGACCCCATTGTTTTTTTATTAATGCAGTCAAATATTTTTTTACAAAGGTATCATTATAAATTTGGTTAAATTCTTCTGGATTCAAAGCTCTGTAACATTCAATTAAAATATAATTTCCTTCTGTTAATCTGCTTGAATCAATATCAATAAACAATCTATCTTGTCTCTTGTTGAATCTATACTCTACTAAAGCACCAGTATTAACAACCATATCCAAGGTTTCGAAATACTGACGAATCATATAATAATTTGTCATATCAAAATTTCCAAAAGCAAAACCAGATGAAAACGAAAATACGTCCATCAAAAAATATTGATTACTTAAACCAAACAAATCATTGCGAACCCAATTGGATGAAACACCAAATACTTTTGATATACCAATAACATGATCGGGAACTTCAATAAAGTTTCTTCTATTTTCCCAAGTAGCACCATATGGATTTGTGGTACTATTTTCTTCATTTGATGAAGTGAATCTTTCTACATCATCAGCAGTAACTTGATGCTTTAGATACATCCTTTCTATACCATCATAATGATGTTCTTGGAAAAATTGAATAGTATCATCTACCAAATCATCTAATTGATCTTCATCAATATTAATTTCTAAAATAGGAAATCCTAATTTACGTAAACAATAATTTTTTAATTCTAATCTTGATGATGGTTTTGCCACTAGTTACTCCCAGAAAAACATTTTACTCTATATGTTTTATTTCATTAAAAATATTTATAATACGGCATTGTAAATATTTTTTAACTATGAATAGGAATGTTAAATTTTTTATATATAGTAATAATTTAAATATTGAAGAATATTATTATATGAATAACTTTTTGAAAAAAGGGTGGTATTATATTCCTGATATAATTACAAAAGAAGAAGCAATACAAATTAAATATAAAAATTTAAGTGGGGCACTAAAAGATCTTGGAGGATTAAAAACCCACTTCGATCCAGAAAGAGGTAATGTATTAACCTGCTACGCACCACCAGCCTGTGCTTTTGTTATGAAAAGAATTCAACCAACACTAGAAAATTTAGTTGGCGAAGAACTTATACCTTCATATTGGTTTTCCACAACATATCACAATAAAGGATGGATGAATTGTCATACTGATAGGCCATCATGTGAAGTATCAGTCACAATGAATATTTGTGGTGATACTGCATGGCCTATTAAATTAAAAGATTTGGAAGGAAATAAACAATCAGTGATAACTCCAATTGGATGTGGTCTTGCTTATCTTGGAATGGAAGTTCCTCACTGGAGAAGTCCTTTAAGAACTCATAAAAATGATAGATTTATGCAATTATTTTTGCACTTTGTAAGAAAAAATGGTCCTTGTTCTGAATATGCTTATGATAAAAATCAAAAATGTTTTGACCTATTAAATTATTAATAAACTTCTACACCATATTTGTCTGAAAGTTCTTTATCAATCTCATCTTTAGTTTTAAATCCTTTAACTCTCATCCAAGTTACTAGAGTATATCTATTTCCAGAGATTACTGGTTCTACCATATGCGTAAACCATCTCGATGATGGAAAACAAACCAGAAGTCCTGGCTCTGGTTTGATTTTAATTCTTAAATCTGGAAAAGAAAAATATCCACCCTCGAAATCATCGTTTAAAAAAAGAACAGTTGATAAATCTCTGTCTATTGTTTTCTTCCATACTTGTGTTCCATCAGGATTTGTCCACAAACCTTCTGCATCATTATGGGGTTTATAGTGTCCACCTGGACTATAACAGAGTAATTGTGGATCTTCGCTATCTCTTACTTCAAATCCATAAAAAGGATTTATAACATTTGTTACAATATTTTCAAGTAAATCTTTTACTTGAGAAAAGACTGGAATTAAATCGGCACATTCCACATCTCTAATATTCTTATCTATTTTTGATTCTCTCTGCCTTGTCTCATCACTTTTTTCTGCATCAAAAACTGACATTCTTTCTTTATGGGATTGTCTCATATAATCAGTTAAAAACTTCAAACCTTCTGGTGTTACAACTTTAGGCTGAATTAAAACATTAGCAAGAATATCATTCATAATAGAATATTGTATATATTTTTATTTAGTTTGAGTTTGAAACTCCTGCAGCAGCAGATCTTGCAGTAGGTAAAACTCCTGGTATATTATTTACATTTTCTGTTGCAAACTCAAGCCTAGAAGTTACAGCAGTAAAAGATGCTCCATCATATCCACCAGCAAAATACCCATAAAAACTACTGGTGTTTGCTGCAATACCATTTTTTGATTGGGGGAAATTTTTCCCAGGATTACTTATAGTTTCACTAGAAAAATCAAGTCTGGTGACAGTATTAATTCTACTTACTCCTGTGAATCCATAACCAAAATATCCATAAGAATTATTTGAAATTCCTCCAGCAAAAGAATTATTTGAAGGTAAATTTTTTCCAGGAAGACTTATAGTTTCATTGGAAAAATCAATTCTTCTTACAGTACTAACATGTGGAAAATTTCCTCCAGTCCAATATCCATATAAATGATTTGAAGTTGAAGTAGTATAAGCTATAGTTGATGGTAAATTATTTTGTAAATTATTTGATGTCTCGTTTGAAAAATCAATTCTTCTAATTGATGATTGATATATATTAGGGGATACATATCCACCGCCAAAATAACCATAATTATTGCTAGAAAATGATGCAGCACCAGTAAAAATTTGTGGTAAATTATTTGTTGGTTGATTTATTGTTTGATTAGAAAAATCAAGTCGGAAAACTAAATTAGAAGCACCTCCTCCAGCGTATCCATAAGAATTGCTTGCAACCATACTTAAAGTACTTCTTCCTGTAGGTAAATTATTTCCTGGTAAATTAAAACTTTCTGTAGTGAAATCAATTCTATCAATTGTGGAAGTTGATGTTGGATTTGATCCACCAACAAAATATCCATAAGTCTTGAATCCATTTACTCTATAGATTGATGAGCCACCAGAAAGTGCAAATAATCTTTCAACATCATTTATTAATTTAGAACTTAAAGCTGTTACAGTTTCTGTTGAAAAATTGAGTCTTGATATTGAACTTGATCTGTATGGAGCTGCTGCAGAAACAAATCCTCCAGCAAAATATCCATTTTGATTACTTGACGAAGCACTTTCTAATGTTAATGAGGGCAGACTACCTCCAGGAACAGTTATTAACTCATTAGAAAAATCAAGTTTAGCATATGTGGTCCATCCTCCCCCACCAAAATATCCATATGCTAAACTAGAAACTCCCCGTGCGTTCCATCGTACAGCAGGGAAATTATTTGCTGGATTATTTATAGTTTCATTGGAAAAATCAAGCCTTGATATTGTAGTTAATCCTCCACCTCCAAAGTAAGAATATGAGTAATTTTTAACTACTCCTGGATTGTATCTTGTTGTTGGTAAATTATTTCCTGGATTACTTATAGTTTCGCTAGAAAAATCAATTCTTGTGATTGTATTAATCGCAATTGATGGAGGAAATGTTTCTCCTCCACCAAAATATCCATAACTACTAGTTGAAGCCCCAGAAGAAATTGCAGCTCTATTATTTGAAAAATTTTTTCCAGGAAGACTTATAGTTTCACTAGAAAAATCAAGTCGCATAATAGTGCAAAAATATGTTGCTCCTGGATTAAACCCACCTGCAAAATATCCATAAGAACTATTTTCTACTGTTCCACATAATTGTGCAGCTCCAGGCATATTTTTTCCTGGCTGACTTGTTGTTTCTGTTAAAAAATCAAGACGACTTATATTAGATATACCAGCATTTGGTGTTGTTCCTCCAGCATAATAACCGTAAGTAGCACCTTCTGGCCAACTATCAAACTTTCTATTCTCTACATTTGTGACTTGTTTTTCATAAACAGAACTTAATCCAAAAACATCTCCAACAAACTGGGGCATTTTGTTTCTACTCTACTTTTAAATCTGGATTGAATAATGATTGGGGAATTTGCTTTTGCTCTTGTTCTTCAAGACCACGGAGAAGTTGTTGGCCAACTCCTGTAATTTCTTCAATACCAGCAGCAACTGATTGTTGAAGACTATTCAAGAAGTCCATAGGATTACTAGGATCCCCAAAACTACCTTTAGTACGATTTATATCATCAGTTAATACTGTAGGAGCACTTGCTCGTCGCATGGAACGAATATTACCAGCATTTACACCAGTTCTTGCAGAAAGTAAATCATCTAGCGATTGATTAGCAAGCCTACGCTCCCAGTAATTTGGTTGGTCTTCATTATATTGTTCTCTAGAAACCAATTTTCCATCATTTAATTGAATCAACCGATTGATTAGTTTATCAAAGCACTCAAGTTCTTCTACTGCTGCCTTAAATCCACGATTTAATCCCTCAAGCATACGATGAAAATGAAACTCATCAATATCATACCAAGCAAGTTCTTCACCTCCTTCACGGGTTTTCCACCAAATTGGTTGAGTCTTATCTTTCCCATCCCACTTATAATGAAACTCTCTTGCTGCTCTTTTTGCTTCAATAACTTGTTGTAAAAGACCTTCTGCTACACTTCTACGGTTAATGAGTGCTGCTTTAAATGCTGATGGAATTGTAAAATTATCATGAATAATAAACTTTTCAATCTGGAAATCTGAACGACCTTGGGCTAATTCTGTTTCACTTTCTTCCCAACGAGTTGCCTCTTGAAGAACTTTAATCATAAATTCATTACTATCATCTAAGACTTCCTTAGATGTTGCCAATGCAATTGCTTCATAATTGTTAGACATACTTATTTAATTTATTCAATAATGTTATTTTTATTTATGATGAGAACCGTTGTGTAACCGCAAGAGACAATCTTCTATCAGCAATTTCTTTACCCCATTTTTTACAAAAATGCAAATATAATTGTTCTGTTCTCGAATCTTTTTCTTCTTTAGTCTCATTATCCAAAGTTCTATGGGAAAAATGAAGTAAGTAAGAGTTAGCATTGAACTTCGTTTCAATGCCAAGTTGTTCTGCTCTTAAACTATAATCAATATCTTCTCCCCCACCTTTCCCAAATTCTTCATCAAATAATCCAATCTTCGAACTAACTTCATGAGGAATATAAAAACAATAGAATGCTTTAATTAAATTTGGTGCTAGATTTTGTGGATGTGATATAATTTGTGAAGCAATTTGATTGAGTGATTCTTCTTTACCAATAAATTCTTCAAGTTCCATTTCACTTTTTATCCAATTACCATATAAATGTTGATTACATAATGGAATTGAAATTGAGTTTAAATCACCTAAATTTTGATTCCAGTTTTTTGTGAAAGCAATATCATTATTTAATCCAACAAAATCAACACCATCTATAATTGCTTGCTTAAGAATGAAATTCATATTCTCTGCAAAAGATTTTGAAGATGCGTTTGAGATTACTGTAATATTCTCATAGTTTTTGGTAAATGATTTGTCATTATCAATCAAGAAAAACTTATCTTGTTTTTCAAAAATACTATTTCTGAAAAATGTATCTAATGCAAGATGCGTATATTTTTCCGAACACTTCATGTGTACCATACAATAATATTTTGGTCGTTCTTCTTTTAAAAAATTTTGTATCAATTTTTCCCAAATAACTGCAATTTTTTTCCAATCATAAGTATCTTTTGAAACTTGTGAAAGTTCTTTTGTTGCAGCATAAAATGTTTGTGGTTCTTTATCAAAAAACTCAAAACATCTTGATAGTTCTTGTGAGAATTCATCCACAAACTTTGAAGATGTTTCCCAACCAACTGGAGTATTCTTTCCATCCATGGGAATATATTTACCACGATTGAATGAAATTTCTTTCAGTGCTCCTATATCACTTGTGATTGGATAGCAACCACATACCATTGCTTCTGCCATAGATACACAAAAAGTTTCTTCCCAGACGTTAGGATGAACGAAGAATGCTGCATCCTGAATATGAGGAAGAAGTTGTTCTCGATCAATACATGGAGAATATTCTACTCCAGGAAGAGACTTAAGTTCTTCAATTGCTTCTAAATGTTCTGGTATTTTAAAATGCTGTTCATATTGTTCACCATAAAGATTATGAGAAGAAAATACTTTTAATTTTGCATCTGGATGATTTTTAATAACTTGTTTCCAAATTTTTGGAAGCGGTGTGATACCTTTATGTGGTCCAGAAAAATAAATTGCTGTTTTTGATTTTGGTGTTTTGGGGCAAAAAATATCTGCAACACCATTTGGAATGACTACAATCTTATCTGCTGGTGCTCGGTTATATTTAATATATTGTTCTGCTTCCCAGTTTGATACACAGACAATTAAATCAATCTGTGATACAAGTTCTGGAAGTCTTAAAAGTTGTGGTTGGTCACAATTATCATGTGCCCACAGTATTTTATATTGCTTATTTGATTGTGCTAAAATTTCTATACTTCTTGAAACTTCAATATTATTTGGAAATGAATAATATTGATTTAGATAATAAAAAGAACTTTCAGTTGCTCCAGATTTCATATCAAAATGATGTAAGTGTTTTTATTTAGTTTAAATTTTAAAGACTTAATAATCCAAAAATAGAATACGTTTGAGTTCTTTTTTTCCAGAACTCCATATTACTATATTTGCGGATTACATAATCACTTAAGAATTTTGAATTGTCACGATGTATTTTTTCTACTTTATGCCTTACTATATGCATATTTTCTAACTTATAAACTTCATCATTTTCATCAAACTTTGGTTTTATATTTTCAAAAGTATGTGTAAATCTTGGAAGTTCTAAAAAATCATAAATTTTATTCAATTCTTGTTGCGGGTTATTTACTAAATCATCATACTCAACTAACAACAAATACTTATTGTTACCTTTACGAAATGCTTCCGAAAGTGCATGATATGACATTCCAATAATACCTTGGGGAGACATTAAGTAATCAGTACGATTATCATTAGTGATTTCTATACCATTTTTGATTAGTGCCTCATCAATGAATGATGTTTTCTTAGAATGGTAAATAAGATTTAGAAATGAAGATATGATATCTTGAATATCTCTTACTGGACAAATAATCTTTGGTTGTGATGTAATGTAATCTTGAATATGTTCTATTTGATTAACCCAACCTCTTGATTTGTCAATAATAATATTTTGTGAAGTATTGAAGTAATAATTTTCTGGAATAGAAGACAGAACCTTGTGAGCACATTCTTGTTTAGGGTGTGCTTTATATTGTTCTGAATTATATAAAAGATATTCTTCGGTATAATGTATTGTATCCAAAAGTGGAGAATTAGTAGATGCGTGTATTTCTGGATTTTGATTGAGTAGTGCTGTTAATAGAGTCGAACCTGATCTTGGAAGACCAGACATAAAGTGAAATTTTTTCATAATTTAATTTGAATTTGATACTGCTGCGGCCCAAAGTCTTGTACTTGGTAAACTACCAGTAGTCATATTAGTTACGGTTTCGCTAGAAAAATCTATTCTAGCAAATGAAGAATAAGCAGTAACTGGAGAATTTCCAGTATTACCACCAATAAAATAACCATTTTGATTATTAGACAAATTTCCACTATGATATAATCTTATTGTGGGAAGATTTTTTCCTGGTTGACTTATAGTGTCATTTGAAAAATCAAGTCTTGAAACTGTACTAACTACTGGATTTCTACCACCAGAAAAATAGCCATAAAAATTAGTTTGAACAGATCCACAATCTGTGGCTGCATATGCTAAATTATTTCCAGGATTACTTATAGTTTCATTAGAAAAATCAAGTCTTGTAATTTTACAACTAAAATTTGGATCTACTCCACCCCCAAAATAACCATAAGAATTACTAGCAATCGCTGCATGGGAACCCCTTCTTTCTATTAATGTTTTTCCAGGATTACTTACAATTTCATTTGAAAAATCGAGTCTTGATATTGTATTTTGAATATAAAAAGGTGCTCCAGCATAACCTCCACCAAAATATCCATAAGAATTACTTGAGAATGCTGCGAATCTATATTGTTGTGTTGGTAGATTCTTTCCAGGTAAACTTACATTTTCAGTAGAAAAATCAAGTCTTATAACAACACTTTGTGTTATAGGGGAATAACCACCACAAAAATATCCGTAATGAACACTTGCTGTTGCTGCTTGTGCATTATATGCGGTTGGTAAATTTTTTCCAGGATTACTTGCAGTTTCATTAGAAAAATCAAGTCTTGTAATTGTACTAGAACTTCCAGGAACAGGACCCAAGGCTCCGCCACCAACATATCCAGCTCCATAAGTTTTAACTTGTTTAGAAACTGATGCTCCACCAGAAAAACCATACAACCCATGATTATTAAAAGGATAATTTCTTCCTGGTGATGATGTGAGTTCTGTCGAAAAATCAAGTCTACTTAGATTAGATACATAACTATATGGTGGAGATGTAAATCCTGCGGTAAAATAACCATAAGAACTATTCTTAACTGTTTCAGAATTTGCTCTAAGTGTCGATAATGCAGCAGGAATAGTACTTATAGTTTCTGATGAAAAATTTAATTTAGTGATAGAATTGTATGATGTTGCTGGAGGACTTGTATATCCACCCCCAAAATAACCATTTTCTTTACTAGCAGTTCCAGGACAAGAATCTTTAGGACTTGGAAAATTTTTTCCAGGATTACTTACAGTTTCATTCGAAAAATCAATCCTTGCAATTGTACTAAATGAACGCCCAAGAGAAAAATATCCATAAAAATCACTAAATACTGAAGTAGTAGTAGAAGCTACAGGTAGATTATTCCCTGGTTCACTTACTATTTCATTGGAAAAATCCAATCTTGTAATTTTACTAGTGGTGCCAGGAGTAAATCCTCCAGCAAAATATGCATAATAATTAGTTGAAACACCAGAAAAAATTCTTGAACCAAATGGTGCATTATTTGTTGAAGCACTTATATTTTCTGTAGAAAAATCTAATCTTTCAATGTTACTAACTCCACCACTTCCAGGAGATCCAGAATAAAAATAACCATAAAGACTACTATATGCAGATGCACCTCTTGATTTTGCTGCAGATAAATTTTTTCCAGGAAAACTAAAATTTTCGTTACTAAAATCATATCTCACAATAGAATTAGTTACTCCAGGAGGACCTACATATCCTCCTCCATAATATCCATAAGAAGCAGTTTCTGGCCAACTTGCAAAGTTGTTGTCAGTTATATTCTTGACCTGTTTTAGATAAATTTTACGTAATCCAAAGACTCCAAATGCCATTTAGTTATCCTTCTTGAAAAACATGAGACCCTACATGGGCAAGTCTAATATTAGTATTTAACCAAGCAGAGTATCCAACATTTTTTGCCCTTTCAAAAAACGAAAAATCTTCTGGTAGATAATTCATATCTTTCTTAAGTTCTAGAAAATAATGATATGAATTATTATATTCTTTTTCTGTTGGTGGATAATTACTATTGTTTGATGGTGGATAATACTTTAATTCTTCACCATAACTTTTTACAATATCTTCAAATACTTTTCTTTTAATCATTGCAAAACCAAACCCAACATTTTCAATTTTTATTAATTCATTTTCAGAAATTTCTGGTTTTGATATGTTATAATTATATCTCAATGGAATACTCTTCATTGGATATGCTCCACAAACAATATCTTTATCATGCTTCAAAAGATTAAAAACATCTTCCGAAGTAAAACCAATATCAGAATCAATAAAAAAAATTCTTTCGTATTCAGTATTATTCATAAAAAAATTGGCCATCTTAGAACGCCCTTGAGTAATCAAACTTTCGTTTGCTATTGTAAGTAAACCATGATCTATACCCGCAGTTCTTAGTTCTTTTCCAAGATTAAATAATCCTTTAGCAGTTTTATCACTTACGATTCCACCGTAACAAGGCAAAGCAATTAGCAAAGACATAAAATATCAATTCGTCTATACTATATATTTACCAGATAAAGTGACTGATAAAACACTTGCAGATGATGCCGCAGCAACTATAGAATCACTTGCAGATAGATACGCAGGTTTTTGTAATATTTCAACCACACTATTTTTCGGAATCGTAAGATTATAAGCTAAATATCCTAATCTTACTCCTGTCGCTAAAGATCCTCGATAAATTGAAATAGAAACATCAATGTCAATATTTAAACTATAATTGCAAAGTCTAATAGATTGAAGCATTGCTGGATTTGTAGATGCCTGAAATATTTCAGTTCCTGCTGCAGTGCTTACGACTTTACCTGTACCAATATAATTAGTATCAGTTTTTTCTGAGTATATGATCCATGCGTCTAAACCACCATCAATACCTGTTGCTGTTGAACTAGTATTTGAAAGTGCCTGAAATCTTAATGTATCTGATGGATTTGCAATAATTGGTTGCTCTAAGAATTGTAATGCACCTTGATATGGAATAATAACTCTTTGAGCTAAAGGAACATTTGAGCCACCATTAAAATCATGCCTAGCTACAAAATACAATTCATTCGAGAATATATTTACAATGTGAATAGATTCTATAATATATTCTTTTCCTGCAGTTGATGGAAATGTATATGAAATTCCTGGACCCTGTAAAATATCATTCGTTGTGGTTTGATTTGTGCCGATACCAGAAGTTACTGGAACATAAATTGATCCTGTAATACCAGTATCAAATGTTCCAGAGCCTCCTCCTCCGCCACCGCCACCAGAAAAGGCAACTCCATTTTGATATAAAGATCCAGAAAAATTTATATCTCCAGCTACATCTAATGTATACCCAGGAGTATATGTTTTAATACCAACTCTATCGTTAATATCATCTACTATAAGGGTTCCTTCAGAATCTCCATCAAAACCAAAATTTGTGTTAAATTTTAATTTAGTTGCCATTTATTTTATACTATAGTTTGTCTAATTAATTTTATAGTAACATTATTAGTTGCTGCATCAGAAACTTGTGCAGTTAGCGAAACTGTAGTTCCATCACTTGAAGCATCAAAAGTAATCCAAGAAGCATTATTTGATTGATTTGTTATTGTTCCATACTCAGTCATATAAACTGTAGTTCCATCTTCGAATAATAGAATTTCTGTTGTTTCACGCTTTCCTGTAGTATTTTGTATCGCCTGTATTAAATATTTTGCAGTTGTATATCCAGAAACAGTGAAAGTATCAATCGCTGTTGCAGTATTCGCATTAAGAGCTGATGGACTTTTTGCTACAATATTTCCAATTTCTGTTGTGTTACTTCCATTATTTAACTTTATCTCACCAACTCCAATTGTATTTGAAGTTAAATTACCAGCAGTAGTTACTGTTGATAGAGTTTGCGTTGTTGTAGAAATTGTTATAGTGTTGGCATCTGTTTGGGATACACTAGTTAATCCACTACCAACAAAAGTTACATCATCAGTTCCTGAACCAGATCCACCAGCACTTAAACGTAAATTAGCACCACCAGCTGTACTTTCTGCAGAAATTGCGTAAGTTGTATCTGTATTAGCAACACTAGAGATTGTAATAGTATCATTGGCAACTGTAACAGAAGTACCCCCAGAACCAACAAAAGTTACATCATCAGTTCCTGAACCAGATCCGCCAGCTGTCAAGCGAAGCTTTACTCCACTATCATTTACAGCAGATATACTGTACGTTGTGTTTGTATCTGTTACGCCACCACCATTAATTGTGATGGTATTGGCATCAGTCCTCGAAACTACAATTCCATTTGCTCCAACAAAAGTTACATCATCAGTTCCTGAACCAGATCCACCAGCAGTTAAAGTTAATTTTGCTGCGTCTGTGGTTAAAGAAGTTTCTGCAGAAATAGCATAGGTTGTGTCAGTATTTGTTGCTGCGATTGTAATATTTGATGTACCACCAGTAGTAATGGTTACATTGCTACCAGCTTGGAATGTTATGTCATCATTTACACTATCACTACCTGCTAATCTTAATTTTATTCCACCATCAGATACTACTTCTTGAGTGTATGTGGTATTAGTATCTGTGCTGGAAAATGTGATAGTACTTGCATCACTTCTTGTAACTGTAGTTGCTCCAGAACCAACAAAAATTACATCATCTGTGCCAGAACTAGAATCAGTTAATCTTAGTCTTGCTACATTACTTACAACTTCTGCGGAAATGCTATAAGTTGTGTTTGTATCAGTTCCAGTTATAGTAATGGTACTATCATCAGTTCTTGATACAGATACTGATCCAGCTCCAGCAAAAGTTATATCATCTGATGTTGCATCGGAACCAGATAATCTTAATTTTATTCCAGATGAATCTACTACTGACGTATTGTAGGTAGTATTTGTATCTGCTGTTGGTATATTATAATAAGTTGTACCATCATTAGTAAATTGCCATTTATCACTACTTTCATTCCATTTTATTGCTGTGTCAGTTCCAGTAGATCCTCTAGAAACATAGATAAATGCATCGGAAGAAGAAGCTCCTGTACTTACTGTATCTACTTCTACTGCAAAATTTATCCCATCAGTTCCTGAATCCACATCAGCTGCAGATACTTGTAAACTATCTGTAGTTAAATACCCATAACCACCAAATTGCAATGTTACTGAAGTAACTACACCAGATGAATTAACTGTTATATCTGCTGTAGCTCCAGTACCTGTACCACCAGTTAAAGGAACATTTTTATAAGAACCTTGTGTATAACCACTACCTCCAGTTATAGTTCCAAAAGCAGTAATTTGTCCTACCGCATTACCAGAGTTTAAGGTAATTTTATTATCTCTTAATAGAGTATTTGTTGCATTTATGCTGGTTAATGATCCAGTAACATTTAAATTTTTAACTTCAGCATTTTCAACAGAAAGATTCCTTTCAGAATCTATAATTACTTCTCCACCTATTGAAATGCCATATTTAATGTCTAGTGGTCTTGTTGTTGCCATTTATTTTTTCTCCTATACTTTAAAAGAAGTCCTTGTTAAAATTATTTTAGAATTAGAAACTGATGGGGTAAATTTCAACCGAACATTACCTTCACTTATATCAGCGTCAAAAAAAGAAACAGGAGAATTGCCAACATTTAAAGAACCATATTCTGTTAATGTAACCTCAGTACCATTATGTAAAATTAAGATTTCTCCAAAATAATGATTGTTCGTATTCGATTGTGTAACTTGTATCAAATATTTTGCAGATCTAAAAAGAGATAATGAAAAATAATCTATGATTGCTTCATTATATGTATTTAGTATAGATGATGTCGAAACTAGATAAAAATTTGTTCCTGTAACATCAACATATTCTGGATTATTAATTGTAATGGTAGCAGTATTTTCAGATATTGTTGAAGATACTCCAGTACCAGTAAAATTTAATGTAGATGCATTACCTACAGAAGTTCCATTTTGGAAAATTGCAATTTTAGTTAATGCATTTACTTCATCTGCTGTAAGGTTTAATTTAATGATAGATTCATTTTGTCCATCACTTTTTTTCAAAAACGCTGTTCCATCATGCGTGTTTATTCCAAGTTCTCCCAACACCAAATCTGAAGTGGATGGAATTCTTCCTGGTACACTAGTAGTTCTTAACTTGATTATAGGTGTTGCAGACATAGGATTTCAACGAAATGATTAAATATTTTCTTCAGACTCAGGTAATTTTGATTTGGAATTAGATTTAGATTCTTTCTTTTCTGATAAAGAAATTAAATTATTTTGTAATTCTTCTATTTTGGAATTGCAAGTTAATAATTTGGCTTCCAATAATAAATTTTGGTTAGTTAAATTATTAATCTTTTTTTGATACAATCCAAATAAAATATTATAATCTAATTCTATATCTATATTAGTTTCTTGCATAACATATTTTAATTATAAATTTTAGAAAATTCCGCCATCAATTATGATATTTTGTAGATATCTTCCAGCTGGACTGTCTGTATACAAACTACCCAATGCTTTATATTGAATTACAGGTTCTGCAACTCCACTTGAAGTATCGGCATAGTCATTAATATATAATTCTCCTAATTCTACAACTGCATAATTATTTAAATTTCCAGCTCCAGTAGGAGCAGATACTGATACTTGTCCACTTGATTCTGATACTATTCTTCCGAATACAAATCTTCCAGTACTCTCATCCCAAAAAACACTAGATTTTCTTGCTTGAGTATCATAGTAATGAAATACTAATCCTAAATCAGTGTTATTATCTGAAGTAGGAACAGCCCCATCTACTTTACCAAGCTCAATAAGATTATCTTCTACTTCTAAAGTAGTTGTTTGAACAAAGGTTGTACTACCTTTTATCTGTAAATTTCCATTTACAGTTAAATCATTTTTAACTGTTGTTGTTCCAGTTGTAGCACCAATATTTACAGAAGTTGATGCTCCACCAATATTAACAGTTGTTGCAGTAGAGTTGAAAATAGATGCTGTAGTTTGATTGGTTGTAATATCACCACCATTTACAGCCAAATCTTCTACAATAATAACGCTATCATTTATATTTACATCAGTTGTAGTTTGGGAAATTCTAGAATTTACAAATTGCGAATTTCCTGTATTCCAAATTAATAAGTAATCATCTGTAAATGCACTAGCATTTTTTAATCCTGTTTTAATCTTTTTATTTGTGGCATCAATATCAAAATCTATACCATCAGAAGAAATAAATTTTACAGTTGATGAAGATGTAGTAGAAAAAGATCCTGTTTCTGAATAACTATCTCCTACAGCAGTTGAATCTAAAACTTCAAAGCTAGGGGCTCCTCCAGTACCACTTCCGCCAGATACCCAAGATAAATTACCTGAAGTATCTGACGATAGAACGTCCCCTGAAGTTGATGGATATGATGATGGAAAAGTATATACAATATCAGATGCTAATTCTGCTGGCGATGCTAATGTTACAGAATTTCCACCACCACCTATTTTTTCTACTAATTTAACTCCACTTCCAGCATTACTAGTTTCTTT